GTTCGATAAGTCTATATATAGCAAGGAATTAGCAGTCGGGCAAGGCGGATTTGAACCGCCGACCTCTTGGTCCCGAATTAGCTATACTAACGTAGCCATACATAGTTATCGGTTTTCGTATTTATATTATATAGGAAAGAAAAAGTCAACGGTAGTTATAGGTATTTGAAACACTTGACTTTTTTATTGACTTTTTATTTTATTATTTTTTGGGATTTTAATAAATTTCTATAAAAAAAAGAGCCGGCAAAACCGGCTCTTTTTTTCCTGCTTTATCAAACAACCCCTGTTTGCTTCCGGCTTATTCGATCGCAAAATAAGCGTATACAACCTCGATTCGCTGATGATATTCATATTCGGATTACCACGATTGGGAATACCCTCAGAAATTCTTAGGGTATTCTTTTCGTCTTCATCTAAAACTCTCAATGCTTCTGTAGGATTTGTTAATTCCAATGTTGCACAAACATCTTTTGCAACAAACCACGGTACATTATCGACCATAACAGTACGCACCAGCTGATCATCGTAGCCGAACGGCACAATTTCATTCTTTTTCATGTTTATTTCCCTCTTTTTCCGCTACTTTATCAAGCAACCCCTAAATACGGGATTATGTTTTCTGCTCGAATCAAGCCACACTTCGGGAAAAACATAGCTTAGTTCGTCAAAAAATCGTTTACTGCCGATCGAAACGGTCATTATATGCGAAAAAAACAGCTTCCACAAAACACGAGCTTCTACATAATCCGCACCCTTCCCGGTTATTTCAAGAAATTTACCGCCGAACCGCAGTATATCCGAATGCGTATCTTCGGGTGGCGGTAAATTTAAAAGCTTGTTTTGTCCTTTTTTCAGTTCCCCAACGTCTCTTTTCAGTTCGGCAAGCTCTCCCGTAATGTCATATATCCCGTTTTTACGGATATTCGGCAAAACTTCGGAAGTAACCCATTTTCGGAACCGTTTTGCTTCTGGCTTATTCGACCGCAGAATAAGCGTATATAACCCCGATTCGCTGATGATATTCATATTCGGATTACCACGATTGGGAATACCCTCGGAGATTTCTAGGGTATTCTTTTCATCTTCATCCAAATTCTTAATCGCATCACTCGGATTTTTAATATCCAATGCTGCACAAACATCTTTTGCAACAAACCACGGTACATTATCGACCATAACAGTACGCACCAGCTGATCATCGTAGCCGAACGGCACAATTTCATTCATTTTCTTTCTCCGAATTTTTCTGCGCAGCAACTAAAGCTTCCAAATGCTCAATGACAACTTTTTGCATAGAAGGCATAAGACTATTAAATAAGGCGATAGCTCTTTCTTGGTCTGGATTATCTTTTTTCCCTGAACTAAATATTTCCCCCTCGCCAAATCTAAGCCATTTTTCATTTACATTAAACATCATACAAATGAGTTTAATGTTCTGTTCCGTTAAATTATTTTTCCCTGTTTCAATCAGAGATAAAGAAGTTTGTTTAATCCCTATCTTTCGAGAAAATTCTAATTGATTTAAATCCAGAACTTTTCTTAGTTCTTTTATCCTACCATTTATATTCACAGTTACCTCTAATAAGAATAATACCAGAGGTTTAGAAAAAAATCAATAAATAATATGATTAAACAATATTTTACTTGACAATATAATTATTTAATCATATACTAAATATAGTTAAATCATATTTGCTTAGGGGGAATTTTTATGCCGGAAAACACTGAAAGGTTTTTGACGCTTTTTAATCAACTTCAAGAAGAAGATCAGAAAAACTTTCTTCTTGCTTTGGAATTTTCCGTTGCCTCACAAAAAAACGCACTGAAACAAATCCAACAACAACATCCTGAATATGAATTAAATCTCGAACCTGCGTTGACGGAAGTAACGCAGCCGGTTGCAATCAACGGATAAAACCGGTCAGCTCCGGTTTATATAGCAAGGAATTGCCGGCAGCATAGGGGCCGACAGCGTTAGACTAACTGCGAAACGGCAAGCTGTATTTTTTTTATGCAAAAGGGAAAACGAGAGCCGCTTTTTATAAACGGTTTTTTATATAAAAGTTTTTTCAAAGCCAGCGTTGAAACGGGTATATCCTGCGTAAGCCTTTGGAAAACATTCAAGACCAGCCGCGGACGGCCAGCAACGGTAAGACAAAATTGCATTGTTACCGAATTATGGGTGCAAACCCGAAAAGCGGTAATAAAAATGGAATACGGATTATGAATCAAAACGAATACGAATTCAGAGTGCTGGACTTAAAAATTTCGCAAGCCATTTCACTGTTAAAAGAAAACAGAGAAAACGCCGAGCGCTCCGATTTTTACAAAACCATCCCCGAATGGGTAACGCTCGAAATCGCGTGCAAATTAAAAGGCGGCGGAGCTTTTTTAACCTATAAAACAAAACCTTTTTTGCAACCGTGCTGCGGAACGAATTTTTGTTATGTTTGCGGTCGAAAAAGCTGGAACAAACAGGATGTCATCGAATGGCTATCGGTAACGGATCACAGCCTGAAAATATATGCGCAAAAATACGGCGTAACGATACCGGAAAATTACGCCGGAAGGAGTAAATAGAATGATAATTAAAAAGAACACCCTTATCGAAGTTTGTTCAAGACATGGAGTTTTTTGTGCCAGCGTAATCGAAGATTTTGACACGAATAATGAATGGTATCCTCTTGCCCTTGCAGACGACTTTTTAGATGGCGCAAGCAAAACATGGTTTAGAGGCGAAGAGATTCCGTGTAGAAAGTCTTTTGTCAAATATATAAAAACAAAGGAATAAACAATGACAGATTTAAACAAATTTACGGCGACGGGCAGGGTAACGGCAAACGCCGAACTCAAGTACACATCGTCCAATACGGTATTCGCAACCTTTTGCATCGCGGTAAACGAATCGTATAAAAAAGACGGCGAATGGAAAGATAAAGCAAATTTTTTTAACTGTACGATCTGGGGAAAGTATGCCGAATCAATGCATAAACATTTGATGAAAGGCAAACAGATTGCAATCGAAGCGAAATTGAACCATACCCCGTGGGTAGATAAAGACGATAACCGGCACAATGATGTCGTTCTGAATATACAAAACATCGTCCTTTTAAGCGATCCGAAAAACAAAACCCGAAATACGGCGGACATCAATCCGCCCGAAGAAGAAAAACCCGACAGCATCCCGTTTTAAAACAGAGGAGAAAAAAAACAATGGCGAAAATAATAACCGTATCGAGTTACAAAGGCGGGGTCGGAAAAACGACGATCATAACGGCAACGGCTGAAATCCTTGCGGAACGGGGATATAGCGTCCTTGGAATAGATTTGGACAGTAACTGTACGCTTACTCGGTGCTACAATAAATTATTTCAGGATATCACATCGAAGAATTTGTTGTCGGAAACAGTAGCGGATTTTAAGGGCATATACCACGCAAAAGAAAATATCGACATCATTCCTTCTTGCCTCGAAAATAATTTATTAAATAATATTATGGATATCCAACTGAAAATCAATTTGCAAAAAACGGGGCTGAAAGAAAAATACGATTATATTTTAATCGATCCGCCGGGACATTGGTGTTCGCATACACGCAACGCGGTTTTTTGTTCCGACATTTTGATTTTACCGGGTACGTGCTCATCGTTGGATTTTTCCGCAATTGAATTGTATTTCGATATTTTGAAAAGCTGTTGTATCGAAGCCGATACCTACGTTTGTATAAATAAATCCAATACAAAAACAAATGAACCGGGCATAATTGAAAAATATCAAAATACGTTCGGCAGCTTTTTAATTCCGGGCTTCATTCCTGACATTAAATCGCTCAAACGGCTGACAGAAAACGTAAATTACCCGATCCACGCAGCTGTAAAAAAACGCCTTGAAAATTATATCGATTATTTTATCACAGGAGATAAAAATGCCTAAACTCGAAAACAGCGGATTAATCCAAAAAATCAGCCTTGCCCAGATTATTGATACCGGCAATGTCAGGGAAAATTACGAGGACATCGAAGAACTTGCGCAATCGATTAAAAATGACGGATTAATGCAACCCATCGTCGTAAAACGCGCGGGAACGGATCACAACGGTATTCAACAGTACGAACTCATTGCCGGACACCGCCGGAAAAAGGCTTTTGAATATCTTTGCTCCAAAGGCGACGATTTCAACATGATCGATGCCGTCATAAAAACAGGCGATAAATTAACATTACAATTAATTGAAAATATCCAACGAAGCGATTTAACCGCTGCCGAAAGAGAAAGCGGACTTGCCGAAATGCTTACAACCGGTATATCGCAAAGAGAAATAGCCGCAAAACTTTCAAAAACGGAACAATGGGTTTCAAAACATTTGGCCGCACATAGAATTCGAAAATTTTTACAACAGCAAAACATCGATACCGAAAAATACGAAACTACGACACTGAATTTGTTTCGTACAGTCCCCGAATCCGATTTAGTCGTGTTGATCAAAAAAGCGGATACACTCGGAGGAACGAGAACCGCGTTCGAAACTGTTTTCCGCGAGTACAAAAATAAATCCGTTGAGCCCGAAGTTCCGAAAACGGTACGAGTTGAAAAAGCCGAACAAACATACGATACGACAGACATAATCGGCAATGAAATGCACGTTGCCCCCTCTGACGATTTGAAAGTAAAATCGGAAACAAAAAAGATATCGGAACCGAAACAGACACAAGATGTCCGCAACAAATCGGCATACGACACTCCGATAGAACCGGAAGATAAATTATTAAGTTCGAAATTTATTTTCGGAGAAATCGACGCATACATTAAAGCCGTTGAAAATAAAATTAAAACACTGGAAGCGGAAACCGAAAAAAAACTGCAAGCGGCAAAAATAGATGCCGCCTATGACATCATCGCGCTTTTACATCGGGGGGATTAAATGTCCGAACGAAAACCCGGCTGGGAATATATCTACAGCGAAACCTTAAACCAAGAAATCGCTTGCCATATAAAAACCGGTTGGGTTTATTGTCAAGACGGAACGAAATACAGTCCGAAGGAAATAAATTTGTTAAAAGAAGCGGCAATTCCGAAAGCCGTACACGATATAAAACATCTTTTTGACGGAACAATTATAGAAGTAGGCGAGAGGAACAAAGCAAAAACGGAGCATAAAGAAAATGTTACTGAAGCGTCTATCGATGTAGACGAAAACGGAGAACCGTATATTTTTTGATTTCAACAGGAGGCAAAAATGATAATCAACAAAGGAACATTATTAATTGTCCAGCATTGCAGACAAGGGACTTTTAAAGCAAGAGCACTAAAAACATTTGACTCGGAAAAAGAAGAATTTTACCCCTTAATGCTTGAGGATACGGCCGTCTACGGTATCAATACCGACTGGTTTAAAGGCGATGAAATACCGTGTCGCGCTTCTTTGGCAAAAATCAAAGTTATCGAAGAATAAGATTGTAAATAAAATGAATACAAAAAGGTCTTTTATACGGAGAATAAAATGCTGACTTTTATTCTGAAAAAAGAATGGTATGACAAAATCAAAAACGGCGAAAAAACGATTGAATACCGCGAAGTAAAACCATACTGGGAACGACGTATCTGCAAATATAAAAACTGGTACAGTCAATTTATTGCACCGAAAAATCGAGCAAATTTTCGTAGAGATTATCCAGTGGTTTTTACAAAAGAAGAGGCGATATGTATATTACGGCTTGGTTGTACAAATAAATATATGACCGCAATTATTAAAAAAATTGAAATTGTTAATGGAAAGAATACGGATTTGCATATTGACAAGCCTGTATTTGCAATACACTTCATGGATGCGATGGAAATTTCGTTGGAAAATTGGGGATATTTTTGAGAGAAGATTAAGAATGACCTACCTATCTGTTTGTTCCGGCATTGAAGCAGCGTCCGTCGCATGGGAGCCGCTGGGCTGGAAAGCAATTGGGTTTTCGGAGATTGAACCGTTTCCGTGCGAGTTGTTAAAACAAAAGTTTCCTAATGTAAAAAATTATGGAGATATGACAAAGTATGAAAACTGAGACATCGGACAATTTGACGTTTTGGTCGGAGGCACACCTTGCCAGTCTTTCAGCATCGCAGGGACAAGAGAAGGCACGAAAGACCCACGAGGACAGCTTATGTACGCCTATCTGGGAATCGTGGAAAAATATAAACCGCGCTGGGTTGTATGGGAAAACGTGCCCGGCGTTTTATCTTCCGGCGATGGAGTTGATTTCGCGTCATTTCTCGCCGGACTGGAGCAATGCGGGTATGGGTGGGCATACAGGGTGCTTGACGCTCAATATTTCGGAGTGCCCCAGAGACGCCGTCGAGTCTTTGTTATCGGAAGTCTTGGAAACTACAACTGTGTCAAAGTATTATTTGAGTCCGAAGGCACTCAGGGGGATATTGCGGAGAGCAGAGAAACAGCAAAAAATACTGCCGAAAGAACTGATAGAACTATGCCGGTAATGTTTAGAAATTTAAATAATAATTCTGTTTATAAAAAAGAGGTACGAACCGCAAATACGATAATCAGCCGGTACGGTACAGGAGGTAATAATATGCCTTTGATTTTAGATTCTATCACTTCGAAAAAATTACGTCGTATAACGCCGATTGAATGCGAACGACTACAAGGCTTTCCCGATAACTGGACGCGAATTGCATGGCACGGTAAATCGGCAAACCAATGCCCAGACGTCCCTCGCTATAAAGCGATCGGCAACAGCATGGCAGTGCCGGTAATGCGATGGATCGGAAACAGAATAAAAAATATCGAAAAAAGCGAGATACAAAAATGAACAGTCTTCTTATCGGCGATTGCCGCGATATATTACCGACGCTTCCCACAAGTAGCATACAATGTGTTGTTACAAGTCCGCCGTATTATCAATTACGAGATTATGGCGTAGAGGGTCAAATCGGACAAGAAAATTCCGTCGAACAGTATATTAATAATTTGGTTGTTGTTTTTCGCGAAGTAAAGCGCATACTGAAAAACGATGGTACGTTATGGCTCAATTTGGGAGATAGCTATGCCGGCAGCGGCAAAGGCAGAAATCAAGACGGACGGCAAGGGAAAGTAGACAACGGAAGCATACAAGAAAAATATACCGGAAAACACACAGGAAAACTGCAAAAAACACCTGCGTCGAATGGATTGAAGCCGAAGGATTTAATCGGTGTTCCGTGGAGAGTAGCCTTTGCCCTTCAAAAAGACGGCTGGTATTTACGACAGGATATTATTTGGCACAAACCCAATGCAACACCGGAACCCGTTAAGGATCGGTGTACAAATGCACACGAACATATTTTTTTATTATCAAAAAAACCTAATTATTTTTTCGACTACAAAGCAATACAAGAAAAATCCGTAACCTTTGAAAACCGATTACCGGCAATAGTACGAAATCGAGAATATGGATACAGAAGTAAACTTAATAGCTTATCTGCAAGTTATAACTTTAGACGAAATGACAAGCGCGATCCTATAAAACAAACTTATCCGCAAAAAAGACTTAATCGAAAGGATAGCGATTACGATATTACAAAACGCAACAAACGAAATGTTTGGTCTGTAAACACGCATCCGTACAAAGGTGCGCATTTTGCTGTTTTTCCTCCGGCAATTATACAACCGTGTATTTTAGCCGGAAGCAAAGAAGGAGATATTATCCTCGATCCTTTTTTCGGTAGCGGTACTGTTGCCGAAGTTGCAACATTGTTAAATAGAAATTGGATAGGAATTGAATTAAATCCCGAATACAAAGAATTGTACAAAGACAGATTAGGACTATTTTTGTAAATAAAATAAAAGAGGATAAAAATGAATACAAAACAAGCAAAAAAATTACGCAAACAATACAGAAAGGCGTTAAACAGTAAAGCACGAAAATATCTCAAGTACACAATTTTTGCGCTCGCACGTAAACGCGATATACTTGGAATAATCGCAATCCTCGAAGCTGTTATAATCGGCATTTTATCAATTTTATTAGTAGTTCATAAATGAATTTCGATAAATACAAAAATCGCCTAATAGAATATTTGCAACTCAAAGATATAAAAGCACAACGAGGATTAATACGTTGTTTTAATCCGAACCATGAAGATAAAAAACCGTCGTGCGAATTATTCGATGATCATTTTATCTGCTATTCCGGTAAGTGCGGCATCCACGGCGACATTTACGACGCTGTGGAAATATTGGAAGGCATTACGGATAAAGCCGAACAATACAAAGCGATCGAAAGGACATTCGGCAACAATTATACACCATCGACGCTAACCGTAAAAACCGAAGAGAGATTTATTTCCGATCCCTCCGCATGTGCCGCATTGGAAAAATATCTTTTAGAAAATCCCTCTGCTGAAAAGAATATAAAAATATTTTTAAGCGATAGGGCGCATGCAAGCGGCGGAAAGCAGTCTTTATACCCTTCCGGCATAAAAGACAATTTGGTAAAATATTTTTTTTACTGGCCCGGCATCGACATTGCACGTGCGGAAATCGGTACAGACGTGCTGCGCAACGCGGGCGTTCCGCTCACCAACCCGAAAACAGGATACTCAAGCTGGCAGCACTCCGGCGTTATAATCAAACTGGGTTCCGGCTACAAATTGCATTATTATCAAAACGGTACCTGTGAAAAACGCGGTACCAAATCGTGTTCCACCTTTCCGATGCCGGGCGCAATAGACACGAGTAAACCGGTTGTACTGGTTGAGGGCGAAATGGATGCGCTTTCATGCGCGGCTGCAGGTATAGCGAATGTGTTTTCTTGCGGCGGAACAAACGGTTTAACGACTCCTAAAATAAAACAACACCTATTACAAGTCCCTGAAATAATATTATTTTTTGATAACGATTCCGCCGGCCGCAAAGCCGCAGGCCTGGAAGCATTTGCGGAAGACGATAAACGGCAAACCAATATTCCTGAAATCATATTAAAAGCAGGATATACAGGAAAAATAAAAATTGCGGTATTTCCTGAAAAATTTTTGTATAAAGATCAAGACGCGGCCATTATAGCAGGTAAAATCGATGTCGTCAAAAAAGCAATCGAAGACGCAAAAGAATATACACCGCCGATAAAAAACAAAAAACCGAACGGTAATTTTTGGGAAGCTTACGATACTGTAAGCATTAAACGTATACAGGGCCTTTTAAAGAAAATACCGCTTGAAATTTTAGACGATAAAGACATCGAGCCGTTTGTTTTTGCATGCCGAAAAGCGTGTGGCCATTCGCAAATAAAACAGGAACTTGCAAAATGGGGCGCCGCTCCTGAATTGCTTGAAAAAGAAAACGATACCACGCCGTACTTTTTAATCGAAGCCTGTGAAAAATACGGAGTATCAAAATATTTACGTAAAGAAATTGAAAAAGCCCTTATCCCTGAAAGCGAAATACTCAAAAAAATAAAACTCCAAAAAACGATAGTTGATATAGACTTCGCCGCAATAGAAACCAATGATAACGCCTTACAATTTTTAGCGACAAAAGGCGTGCGATCGGCCGCTCAACTTGTCGCCGATGTATTAAAGGGGAAAATGATATACGTCGAAGCCGAAAAAAAACACTATTTTTTCAACGGACACGTATGGACTCGCGAACCGGACGTTGCAGGAATATCGTATATTATTTTATGCAATATTTTACGGCATTTTTTAAAAAAACGCATAGGTAATAAAGGCGAAATATATGAACTTCTACAAAAAATCGAAGGACGACGATTTCGCGTCGAACTTGTTCAGGATTTTTCAGGACTTAAACCGGAAGTGTTTCGGGAAAGCGTTTTATTTGACGGCCCTACGGTAAAAGAATCGCTTACTCTACTTGACGGCGTTATGGATTTTTCCGGGAATAAAATAGTTTTCAGAAAATCCGAACCCGAAGAATACCGGCGTGAGCTTCTTCCTTACAAAATGGAAAGCGTTGAAAAAGCATTAAACCCCGATAAGTTTTTGGAATTTATGAAATCCAATTTCAAAAACGAAGAAACACTGCAAACCCTTATGTATTATTTGTCGCTCATTCCAAGCCGCAATACACAATACAAGTACGGCGGTATATTTATCGGGAAGACACACACCGGTAAAACGACAACAATCGAACTTTTAAAAGATATTTATATAAATATGCTTGAACGCTTGCCGTCCGATGTTTTGGTATCACAAAACCGCCGCCGACTGTCAGGAAACGAAGCAACACCGTATATAGCACGCCTTGAAGGGAAAGGTGCGGCAATCGCTCAAGAAACAGAACGCAATGGCTACCTGAACAATGCATTGTGGAAAGAATTAACCGGCGGCGATACATTAACCGCCCGCGGTCTTTATAAAGAACCTCACGACTTTATACCGACATCACAAATTATTATGTGTACAAACCATAGCCCTCGTTTCGACGCCCACGACGAGGCAACAATAGATCGTATGATTGTTATCCCTTTTTCGGTACAGCACAAAAAAGGTGAAAAAGGCACAAAATCTTTATCAACAATTTTAAAATCAATAAAAGAAGAATACCCTGCTATTATAAAATATTTTGCGCAAACCTATATCGATTTGAAATACAACTACGAAGGCGCAATACCGCTATCCGAAGAATGTAAGAATTACAAACAAAACTATGTAAAAGAACAAGAAACAGACCTCGACAAGTTTGTAAATGACAACCTCGAATTTGATATGTCCGGCAGTGCCTTTGAAAAAGTACAAACTGTTTATGAGCGTTATTTAACCTATTATAATTTATCGGCCGACGATAAAGAAGCACTTACACGCAACAAATTCGTCCGCTATCTTAAACATGATTACCTTGAAATAAATTACAAACAAAAGAAAATAGACGGCAATCCCGAACTTTGTTTTTTTAATATCCGATTGAAACCATTCGAAGGAAAAATCGAACAGCCGGCATTAAAAGATAGTTCAAAAAATGATAACCGTACTGGCATAAATAATTATGACAACTACGAAGTACCGCCCGATGAAAATCCTTTCGAATAAAGGTATTCAAATGAATTCATCTCCTATAAATATTTTAAAAGTAAGAAAACAGAATTTTTTAAAAATCGATACAATAAGTGAAAAATATAAAAATTTTTTTATTGAAATAAATATCTATACTTTTAATAATCGTTTTGCGTATGAATATAAAATAAAAATCGAAAAGATTATTAAACAAAAAAGCCCTTATCCTGACGATTTTATTTATAGAACAAAAGACGCTGCGAACTTCGCGGCAAAGAAAGAAATCCGAGAAACCTGTAAACAATCTCGAAAAGCACGGCGAATAATTGAAAATTTCAAAATAATAAATTATAATCAATTAGAATTATTTTAGCAAAAGAGGAAAACAAAAATGTCTCAAATTGCAAAAATGATAATAAAAGACCCTGAAAGTTTTCATGTTCTTACGACAGATACAAAAAAAATGATTCTCTTGGCGGCAACCAACACGGTAAATATTCAAGCAGCGATCGCAAAGAAAAATGTAACAAAGAAAATAAAAGATAATTTTATCATTCGCAATACATTCACGGCGCGACAAATACAATTTGATAAAATGCCACTCGGACTGTACGGACTTAGAGTAATACATTCTACCGTTGGTATAACTCAAAAAGCGGCTTACATGGAACGTCAAGAAAAAGGCGGGCCGCATAAACCTGAAACAGGCTCAAAATTGGCGATCCCCACCGATATCGCCCGAAGCGGAAACAAAGGAAAGCCGGTTGCAAAAATGTACAGAGTAAATAAAATAAGGATGCAAAAAGTAAAAGGCCCGTTCAAAAAAAATATTGCCTCGAAAAAATCGCGACAAGTTGCACGCGCTTATATCGCATTCAAAACTGGTAAATTGATCGCATACAACAATAATCTGCATAAAGTTATCCGATTTTCCGCAAAAAACGGAAATGTGTCATTTAAATTAAAACAAGTGTATAATTTCTCTAAAATGCAAACCTTTACGCCGCCTACGCCCTTTTTCAAGGTATCTTGCGAAAAACCGGCTGCAGACGGACAAAAAATATTTAATTCTCAAATGAACAAACTGCAAAAATAAAAAAACTCTTTAGAGATTACAAGAGCTTTAAATAAACAATTATTGTCTTTTCGTTTTACAAGAAGATTTTGATTGCTCTTTCGCCCTCTTACCCGGTTTAGGTCGCTGTAAAAAACGTGCGTAGTCGCTTTCCGTAAGCGTATATGTTCTGCGAACACCTTCGCCGACATAGGCAACTTTATTTTTGGGGTCAGCACACCATTTGCATACAGTGCTTGTGCAAACACCTGCTCTTACCGCAACCTCTTTTGTCGTCATTATCGCAGCCTCTTGTTTTTATTATTTAAATAGAGTATATTATTAATACCCTTTGTTATTGTACAACTGTACAATAACCCTCCGCTCGTAGTATTTTGCTACGGGCGGTTTTATTTTATCACAGTTATATAATATCTACAATCACCCCTAAAGTTTATCACATACACAGACGATATATTATATAGCAGCTATATAATAACAAAGGGTAAAATATGACAGTACAAGAATATGCAAGTGATTTTTGGGACTATAATCATAGTCTATTTGTGTCGCAGCAGTTAAAGAGCGGACACACGATCGGCAAAAGTTACTGTAAAAAGATGCAGTATATAACGCATCGCTATGTGTATCCGATTATTGGTAATATAGATTTATCAAATATCACCATAAAAATAGTCGATGATTTTTTATTGGGATTATCCAGCAACCGAACGTATGCGATAATATCCGATGTACGTAAATCGATCTGCACTCCGTTACGATTTGCGTACCGACAAGGATTGTTGCAGCAGGATGTTTCGTCCGGTATTATTAAATTTGCCGTATCATCAAAACAGCGCGGCATATTAACGTCTAAAGAGGTTAAAGCTCTTTTTAAATTAAAATGGTGCAATCAAAAAGTCTATACAGCAAATTTGCTTGCCTCTAAAACGGGGATGCGCATAGGGGAGATACTTGCACTTACAAAAAATGATGTAAAAAAAGACCACATAATAGTAAGTAAATCTTACTCACTCATCGACGGATTAAAAGGTACAAAAACGGGACGCGAGCGCATAGTACCTATATCATCCAATATGCGCAAAAAATTATTAAAATTGTCAACAGATAAAAGCATATATCTCTTTGCGGGTAAAACAAACGAGAAACCTCTGAATAAAAAAACAATAGCAAACGGTTTATATGCCGCGTTATCAAAAATCGGGATAGATTATACCGAGCGTAAACAACGCAATATCGTGTTGCATAGTTGGCGGCATTATGTTGCAGCCAATCTCGCTCAACGTACCGATATGCATACAGCAATGATGATTTTAGGGCATAGCGCTTTATCGACCTTTGCGGGTTACTCATCTCACGAGACCGTAGAGAGTATGCGCAAAAAAATAAAAATCTTAAAAAAATTATAAAAAAAATCTTTAAAAAAACACAAAAAAAACACTTGACTATATTATAGAGCTGCTATATAATATAGCTATAAAGAGCTTGTGATGGCCGCCGAGCAAAGCTCTAAAAACAGGCGGAAGGGGTAAATATGTTTGCAGTAGAAGAATTTGAGGAGTTTAATGGACGTCGCAAGAGTCAACCGTGGATTGCCAAAGTTAATAAACTAGGCAAAATTACTTTTGCAGAAAAGATCGGCGGATACACCGGCGCCTATGGAAAGGGCGAAGCCGGTATATTGTATATAAGCAAACCCGAAGAGGGGCAAGTCTACGCATGGGGACAAAAAGATTATTACAAATCCAGTCACTCCTATAAAAAATATGTCGTGTTTGAGAATGGTAAATTAATAGAAGTCAAAGGTCAAGCATTTTTAGACGCTGTTGATCGTATGCAAAAATAAAAAACAAAGGGTAGCGATGCCCCCTGCAATAACCTTAGGAGAAAAATTATGACAATATCAAATTACGAATTCAAAACAATGAAAGAAACAAAATATACGCTCGGAGGCAAATACAAAGGTATCCCTAAAAAGCATATATCAAACTGGATTACACTTTTTCGTATTGCAAATCCAACAAAGACACTTGCGTATATTTTTGATACGCCGAAATTTAAAATGCAATCCAAGGACTATCACTACATGATAATAACGCACAGCAATGGTATAAAACACGCAATGCTTTTTTATAAAGGCGCCTGTTGTGCAGACGCTTATAGTTTATATGAAAAAATATAAATTTATACAATCGTAAAAAATAAATAATCCGCCGAATAAAAGGCGGGTTATTTATTGATATCGCGAACAACAAGTGCATTGTCTAAAAAGTGATTTTATTTTATCTTTTGCTTTGTCATATAGTTATTTAACGTTACCCAAGTAACATGTAATTCTCGGGCAATTTCTGATTTACTCTTACCGGTGATACGTGCCCTACGTATCTCTCCGCCTTTACCTGTTAATTTGTAACGTTTTGGAAGTTGCCCTTTAAGTCTTCCTATTTGCTTTCCTTCTTTTCTTGCACGCGCAAGACCTTGTTTCGTCCTTTCTGAAATTAATGTCCGCTCGATTTCCGCCGAGAGCCCAAAAGCAAACGCTAAAACTTTTGATTGAATGTTATCCCCAAGTTCATACCCCTCCTTTATTGCAACAACCTTTACCCCTCGTTCTAAAAGATAGTGCAATACATTTAAAATCATCATTAAACTACGCCCCAAACGTGATAACTCCGTACAAATTATTAAGTCATTTTGATTAACAACCATCAACAAATTTCCGAGTTTTCTTTTCTCGGGGTTTTTTGTACCACTCACAGATTCAGAAACCCATTGTATGTGATAGAGTTTCCGTTTTCGACAATAATCGCGAATTGCAATTTTTTGATTTGTCGTAGTCTGCTCGTCCGTCGAGACTCTGATATACCCATAAACCATTTTAATACCTCCGTACAATCTCATTATGAATAAATAATTTATAGGAACGGTTTAATTAAACAGTGGCGCAAAGTAAAAGGAGAAGGTAATATAAATATAATACCATATGCAACTATGAACTACTTGCCGTTGATAAGTCTTTGGGACGCGCATGTAGAGTATAATGCACTGGCTCGGCCAGTGGACACATCGACGGTATGGATTACTACGGGATACGGCATCGATGTAAAAGCAACGGCATCTTTATTTATAATCGGATTCTAACCGAACGGTTTAATCGTGCAATATGCCCGTTTTACACCTGCGGTTATTGGTGAAGGAATCAAAACTTTTACATTTCCTATTACTCTAACAAAATTGCTTGCGTGTGTAGGCGGGCAAGGAAGTACATCTAGTGATAGCCTAAGTAAAGGAACTTATGGCAATTCTTTTTACAGAGAAGTTACTACATCTTATGTCAGTTTTTATATTAATAGCACAAGTGACTACGGAAAAAGTTTTATTATCATAGGATATTAGCTGAACGGTTTAATTAAACAGTGGGGATATATTAAACAGCCCTCCGACGGAGAGTGGAACAGAACAATTGACGGACTGATAAGTTATACAAGTCCCCTGTTTTTAGTCCTAACCGGCGGTACTCCGGTCTTTGATGCGCGCGAGTATTGTGCAGGTGGACATGCGTTGAGTAAAACAAGTATTAGACTGCAATATAGGAGATGTCAAAATCCTTGGTGGCTTACCATAGGATTCTAAAAACCGATAGCAAAATATATACAAGATCGATTTGTTTGCTTCGCGTCGTAAGTAAAGCCAGTTAACGAAAATTGTCTTATGATAAAAAATTCGTTGTTTGCGTTTACGTCTGCATATACATTTATCACAGGGATGCCGATATGCGCAAAGGGCATCGCATAAACTGTGGGTGCTGTTATTGGTGTTGCAATGCCCCACTGTTTAATCAAACCGTTCCTATATTTTATATAACCAGAATTTTCGGTAAAATCCTTTGTTCGTACCATACCAGACAAGCACTCCCAGCTATCCCCTGTGTAAACAAACTCATAACAACCGCCGGCATCAAAGCATCCTTTGCCGACCGGTTGGCTGTCCATCGTTATAGGCTTTGCACCAGTGTTGTTTATATTAAGCGTAGGATTATCAGTCGCTATACCGTTTTTAAACTTTAATGTAATACGTGCCCCGACAACCAGAACAATATTTTCAACGGCGGCACTTTTTGCCCGTACGTCGGCATCTGTATTACACACACCAAACCCTATTTGACTGATATTATACACCCGCCCAAGTCCTACTTGTTCGCCTGTTACCTCATGCGGATTGTCTTTGTTTTTTGCGTGCGTATCGGTATATGCTTTTGCACCAGCTAAAATTTCCTTATCTTGATTTTTTGCAAAATCTTTTGCATTAGATAAAAACTGTTCGTCGGCCGAAACCCGTTCATTTTTTTCTTTGCCAACGGCAGCCAAAGTAAACCCGTTTGCCGCTTCCAGCGTTTCCGTATCTTTATTTATTCGTTCTTTTGCTTCTTCTAAGACTTTTTTATCTGTATACGTTTGCGTTATCTTATTGATCGCATCCAAAGTGTCCGATTTAAATGCATTATCCGGCACTCCCGACAACGCTCCAAAACCGCCGAATGCCGCCATAAACGCGGCTTGTCTAAATCCGTTTATATCATTTATTAAACTTGCCAAAATCGGAGTACCGTCAACACCTTCTTCGGTTGACGCATTTATGGCTTTTCCCGCCGGATATTTAGGATCGGTATCGTCCCTGTAGTCCGTATAATTTTCATCAATTTTTATCATCTTAAACTCCTTAAAATTAGTCTACCCATTCAATAAATACAACCGCAACCGAATGTACCGGCTTTATTTTTAAAATAAAATATTCAACGAACTTTCTAAAATCTTTTTTTAATTTTAATTTTTCTATATATAAAATTTCACCCTTTGAATTTCTTGCAACTCGTTTACAAACAAAAAAACAAAAGCCCCAATATTTTTTGTCGTTTTTTATCGAATACACTTCCGAAACGTCATTTCGTAAAACGGTCGGATCAAACCCTCCATCGCCGATTCTATAGCCGCATACCGCCTTTTTATTTCCGCAGCACATTATTTTATTTTTACACACTGCAACAAAAACAACATTTTTTTGCCTCGGATTGCTTACCGGTACATTTTCTACAACTAAAATATCTTTATCAATGTTTTGTAATATGCTCTCCAAGAAGACCGCCGATTGTCCGCCCTTATTTATCCGCCACAAAGCAGCAAGGACATTTCGTTGTTTTTCCAGTTCTTTACTCGAAAATACAACGGCAAAAACTTTTTCCCAGTCGGCAACACATCGGCTCGTTTCGGGAAACATATCAAAATAAACCTGTTCCATCTCACACCGTATATCTTCCGGTAAGACGGCAATAGCTTTTATCAATTTTCGTTTGTTGTTGTCGATCGTAAAATTAAAAGCACGTGAACGAGGAAATAACAATTTTACAGCATCAAAAAAATTGCTCAATATTGTACCCCGTTTATTGTCAGCGTTCCGAGCTTTGCCAGTTCACCGTTATCCAATGTATACATTTCAACTACGCCTGCGCCTTTTTTCATTTCAGCCGTACCAAATACGGCTTTAACAGACACCGCTATTTGATTGATAACCGTTATAATGTGATTTCTCGAAATAACATTTGTCCGGTTGTTATCATCGGAAAGTCCCCGTATATATAAATCTCTATCTAAAAAATAATTTTTTAATGCCGGCTTTACGACCTGTGCAAAGTCAGCAGGAGCAATCCCCAATACATCAGTAATAACAACATCAATCGCCGTTACGGTTACTGCCTTTATATTTGTGTATGTCCCGTCATTCTTTGGATCAAGCACCGCCGTTAAAGGTCGCCGTGTCGCCTTGCCTGTTTCCGGATCATACGTACATGCCTCGCCGACCTTTTTTAACAAACCGCTATCAGGAACTCTATCGGCATATACATCAGAAATACCGGACACATACAGCAATACGCCACCGGGCTGCTCTTTATCATTATACGGATACACATTCAACACGCCCGGAACTCCGGACGCCCAAATCCGGTAGTCCGCCAAAGCTCCGCCTTGCGGTTGCAAACGAAATCGGTTAATAACCCTGTTACGGTAACTCGATTCCAATTCGTTATCAAGTCCCACCCTTGTAACATCAGAAACCATCGCTTCCGTTTTTATAAACCCATAAGGATTTACAAAATTAAGCGTATCGCTTTGCTCAAGATTTCCGGCCGTTCCTATTTCCGTGCAAACAACCGATACCGTTTCTTTTGCGCGCAACAAAGTTTTTGTTTCTTCGGTTATATAAAGTTTTCCGGTTACGCTGCTTTTCAATTGTGCACCGGAATACAAAACACTTCCGACCGTTAAAACCTCAACAGCTATATTTCCACGCCATTGTACACCCGATAACGGTTCCCCGACACCGAACAAAACACCCAGTTTTACAAGCGGCCTAAGTTTTACGCCTAAAATCGTAATCTCCTGCCAATCTGCCGTCTCGGGAAACATTTGCAAAAAATACCAACCAACCAGTTTATACAAAACAATAAAAACACCGGCAAACACCTTACATAAAACCTTGACAAAGGACTTCGGTAAAATCCGCAACTGCGTGTTAAATTCATGTTCAAACGAACTAAGTAAAAGCTGCTGTACTTCTTCAATTGTTTTATTTTTATATGCCATGTATTCAGTTCTCCCACAACAAAGAAAATTCTTTTTCGTATAAACTTGTACCGCTATTTTTAATTTCAATTTTTAAGACAAAAATATTTTTTCCTCTCGTTTTCCCCTCCACAATAATTTCATCCGCAACACCTTCGTTTTTTAGCCAGTCTAAATCAAGAGCGGCGGCCGTTTCCGCTTTTCGTATATTTTTTACACTCAAAGGCAAGCCCGTAATTATGGCTTGAAAACGCGAAATCATTTTTTCACTTTCCGGTGTTTCCCTCAATGTATTGGCCCACCATGTACGCCGGTTTTTAACTGTGCCGGCATCATCTTTATTCCCTCCGAAAAGAGATAAATATACGGCTGTCGAAAAGTCTTTGCACGGTTTTACACATCCGTTTTCAAATACAATATCGCCGCCGTCCGGCGTTTCGATTAAAAGAATATCGCCCTCAAAAACGCCCATCAGCCGCCCCCGTGTACCACG